CGAAGCTTCGCACATTCGTGCTGACGCTCGGTCAGGGTTTCACCCTGCGGCCTTCGGCCTACCCAAAGGCTCACCGCTGCGCGCTGATGCTGCGACACAAGGTCTTCGCTGGGGTCGCTCCGCGACGGCGGACCAGTGAGGGGATGGGTTAGAGATCGAGGATCGAGCGCGCGATTTGCTGGAGGTTTGAAATCAGCTGATCGAGGTCGGCTGATTCATTGTCGATATCGGCGAGCCGGGCGCGCATCTTGCGAGATTCAGCGACTAGACGCGGGTAGTCCTGCAGGACGTGGCAAACAGCGTCGAGAGCGTCACGCGATGGCGCATAGAGCTGGGATTGTTTGACGAGGTGATCGGGTATTTCGAGGGGCGTTCGCATAATCGACCCTATGTTACGCGACGCCCGGTGCTGGAAGCATTTTCCGGACGCCGCTCAACATAAGGCCATCACATTATGCGAAGCCTAGAGCAAAGTACGTGGCTCGCGGCTTGTGTCTGCGATAACGGTAACGGGAGAACCGGCAGGACGTCCGGCCGCTTGGGCACCTGCTGGGGCTTCGCCTCCAGCCGTGCCCAAGGCGTTGCGGGTGTGCTGATCGACACGACCATAGACGTCTATAGGCCATGCGCGAGCGACGTGAGCCACATCCTGTTTCTCAAGCAAAAGACCATAGCCAGTCGCGGTAACTGTCCAGCCAAGTGCGCGGATCTCAGAGACGGTCAAAGCCTCTTTGATGTGGTACGACTCGTCGAGCAGCTCAATTTTGCCAATGATGTCTTTGCCTGGGCGATCCGTTTCGCTAACGATGATCCCAGCGGCCCTAACCTGATACTGAGCGGCGAGATTGTCGAAGTAGTCAATTGGCGGTGGAGGCTCGGGGTTAGTTTGGCCATGTTGCACTGGCTGGGCTTGTTGGGCGGCAGGTTGAGCCGTAGCAACGAGTTCAGGCGGTGGGTTGGTCAAAGCTGGCCGCTCAACCTTAACGGCGCTGGTTGGCGTACTGGGTGCGCCGTGAAAGAAGCCGTAGAGGTGGTAAACCGCATAAACGGCAGCAGCAAAGGCAAGAGGCACACCGAAGACAAGCGAGTGGTTGTTGGCGAGCATGTTAGTGCGTGCGGTCTGGTAGACGCTCTTTTGCACACCTTCCCTGCGGACAGACATATAAGTCCCAAAAAACTGCTGTTCATATTCCCTTGTTCCGCTGCCGGTCTTAACGAAACGGCCAAACTGTTGTTTCTGGTAAATCTCCCATTTGTACTTGGTCGGTCTGCCGATGGCTTCCAGCTTGAGGAAGTAGATAACAGTACGAATGCGGTTTCGAATCAGCTTATGGCAGTCGCCGCGATCCTGGCCCATAACGATAATGTCTAGGCCACGGTGCCGGTGTTCAGTCCAAAACTTTTGCTGGTTGTGCGGCATCTTGTAAGAGCCGCTAGGGAAGTAGTCTTGAATTTCGTCCCATACTATCAGGGCATTATCGGGAGTCTGGTCGCACATCTGGTTGATACAGCGCTGAATCTCGCCGGTTTCGCCGTCTTGCTCTGCTGGTTCAACGTTAATAATCAAGAGTTCTACAAGGGCAACGGGTTGACCTGATAACTCTGCGATCTTTTCGACGTTCAAACCGCGAATGTTTGAAACAACGGTACGGCGCTGTTTGATGGCTGGGATTATGTGAAAGACAACAGCCTCGTAACTTTTGCCAGCACCGGGTAGACCTTCATGAAATTCAATAGCCATAAATCACCACATGCCGAAAGTTAGAATTTTGCGGGAGACACGAAAAGCAATAGCGGCAGCAATAAGTGAAAGTCCTTGGCTAATGCCTGCCTGAGCAAGAAAGTGGCCTATATAGGGCATGACAGGCGCGAGAACGTCACCGAGTTGATGTGTGCTGAGAAAATCAGGCGCGTCTATTGCTTCGAGAACTTCGGCAACAGCCTCTAAAACTCCCTTAAGAACTTTAATGGGCAGATCATCCATGTACTCAACGAAGTCATCCCATAGACCCTCATAAAAAGCGAGCGTTAACCATTTAGGCCACATATAAAACCTCACGTAAACGCAATTCGGAAGGCGAGAAAGGCACAGCAACCGAGAATGATTGCCTTAATCAAGTCCCAAGGAATAGTAGAGTCGCTGCACCACTGATCAAGGCGGACACTAAATACCCATACATCAGCGGTATAGACAGGGCATGCGCCGGATGGGGTGAAAGTAAGGAAGTTATCAACGCCAGCAACGACAGGGATACCGGAAACAGCCGTGGCAAAATCTTGGATAACGGATGAATAAGTGTCTTCGCCGGGCGTGTACCAATCATTCTTGCCTCCGCCCTCGCCCTCTCCGCAGTCCGAACCAGTGCAATCGCCAAACCCATCACCATCGCCGTCAGGGTTGGTGTTTTTGTCAGGGCAATTATCGCCAGTACAAGTGCCAGAGACGCTTTCCGTCGCGCCTCCTGAGCTTTTAATAGTGGTGGTGGTTGTAGTGGTGGTTTTGGTCGTGCAATCAGTACCTTTACAGTTGGTAGCGGTCTGAACGTCGGTTTTGACCTCTTTAATTTTCCCGTCAGGTTGGGTTTTAGTTTCGACCTTGGTAGCAATGCTAAGACCTGCGCCAGTGGCTTTTTTCAAATCTTCGGAACATTTGAACTCTGAGCCGACGAAGCCACACTTGGTTTTGCCCTGAGTGGCCTCAAATTTTGAGCTAGTGCAGACCTGATTGCCTTTGCTATCAGTTGTGTAAGTGCAAGGCTTTTGCTCGCTTTTGTTCAAATCAGGGAGAGAACAAGCAGGAGAGCCGGGATCGGCGCAAATAGTGTCGGCGGGTTTTAATCCGCTTGAATTACTAGGCGCTATATAGTTTCCAGTTAAAGCGGAAGAAGCCTTACAGCGATATGTACCGGGCTGAGATACACCGGGAGAGAGAACGCCTTCGACAAAATATGGTACGGCTGGAGTAGGTGGAAAATACTTACAATCGGCCTCTGGCTTGATGTCGGAAGTGGGGGCGATTTCACAGCCGGTTTTATCTTGTAAATTTTGGACTGTTAAATCGGTTGAGTCGCCAGAACCCTCATAAACCCAAAAGGTGCGAGTTTGGACATTACCAGTACCGGCAAAATACTTGCACTGAGTTTGCGGAGTTGATGAAGCAAGATTAGTACAAATTCCGTTTTGAATAACGCGAGGGGGGGGTATTGCATCGTCAAAGCAAACAGTGCCGTCTAATGCAGGGGGAGAATTGCAGACGCCTAGGAGTGGATCAAATGTACCGTTGGAGGGACAAGATTGACCAGTTCTAGTAATTGCAGATGAAGCAATTTGAGACATGCCGGAGTTGAAATATCTAACATCGCAGGCATAGTTAATAGGGCCACCGCTTAGAACAGCAGATGAAGGATATTGCTGCTGGATAACCTGTTTGGATTTGAAACCATCGCAAGCAGCAGTAGCGCTGGGATAAGTATCACCGTAGGCTTCGAGCCTAAAGGTATAGGCGCTGGAGAAGCCGGAAAAAAGGAGAAATAGCAGTAAGAAATAACGCATTTTTACCACCGGTTAAGAAAATAGAGAGGGTGGAAATTTTAAGAAGAAGTGAAGCCGACGATTATTGAAACGGCACATAGAGAACCCCAGGCGAACAATGCAAGTTCGATAAGCATGTGAGTGACTCCAAAAAGAAAGGCCCCCGAAGGGGCCTCGGGTGAGGCGAACGGTGCCGAATTAACGGAACCAGCCAATCACCTTGTTGAAGCCCCATTTAGCAACGCCGGGGAGAATCTTGATTGCAGCGAGCGCGCCAATTGCGGTCAAGATAGTGCCAGCAGAAACAGCAGCGGTAACGGCGGTGAAATCCATTTTTTAGTCCTCGATTGATTGATGTTGGTCGATACGGTCGTTTATGAAGTTAACGACCGTGCCGAATCCCCAGGCGGTGAGCCAAAGGATTAGTGGGAGACTCAGACCGGCCATAAAGGCCTGACGGACTGTGTCTGCATCTGGTTGAGCGAACAGGGCCGCGAGCGTGGGCGTGGCGGCGTATTCCTGCGCGGTCATAAGTGCAAAGCCGGTGCAGGCGTCGGTGTACTCACCGATCACTTCGAGAGTGGAACCGACAGCGGCAATGCAGAGGGCCATGATTAGCCCGCAGCCTGTACGAGGTCAGCGAGATGCATATTACAGAAGCGGCACAATTTCTCGGAGTCTTCGACGATTGCAAATTCGTCGTCTTCTTCGAACTCTTCGCCGCATTCGTCACAGTCGATCATAGTTAGGCAGCCTCTGCGTTAAGTTCAGCGGAGAGGCGTTCAAAAGTA